AGCCTTCTTTGCTTTTTTGGCCATCCTTGTTTTGTACTCTTCCTCAGTTTCGTTTTCCTTGCGCTCGTCCTCGTCTTCGCCTTCTGCTTTTGTGACGATTCCGAGATCTCCGGGCTTCAGCACGTCGGCAAAGCCTTTGCGAATCCGATAGGCTGCGGTTGCGGCTTCGATCCGCTTTTCGTCGGCCCCCTCGCTTTTCAGGGTTGCTACAAATTGCTCCTCGCCTTCGGCGGGGACTGAAAGGACGTCTTTGATCAATGACATGGTGTTCTCCGATTTGGTTATGGCGTACCGCTTTTTGTTGACGGCCCGTCGTACATTACTGATTTCGAGCGTCGATAGGTGGCTAAGCATTTTAATTTCACCCATTGTCGCCCTCCACTAAAGGAACAAATGAAACCTGCGGCATCGAACTCGAATCTATTTTCGTCTTTGCGGAAAATCCGCCGACTGAGAACCCGGTGATTTCACCGCGCTTGTATGCGTCCCAGGCCCGATCGCCAAGATGAACGCCGACTATCCAAGCTCCTGAATGCACCTTGTCCTCGCCAAACGGCATCTCATATGCCCGATGCGGTTGAAGCGACATCGCGGCCTTGTAGTCTTCTTGCGTCGGATAATGCACGCACCAGCTTTCGACAAGCTCCGCTTTGTCCTTTTTCAGATGCTCCCGGCCCATCACCCGTGATCGTTTCAAGTACTCATGCGCGGTTGATTCAACAACAGCCGGAGGCACCCACTCGTTTTGAGTGTCGATCATGTAGGGATCAAGAACGACGCCGTACACGATCTGCTTTTCTTGGCCTGATTTCGCAACGCGAACAACGGGCCCTTCCATTTCGCCAATTCGACCGGCGAGAATTTCGGGCTGTCCAGCCCGCGTATTCTGATTCTGCACAATTACGAATCCGTCGTCAAGCATCTTGCGCACGCGACGAATTTTCCTTTCGATCTGTTGGCTATAACGATCCTTGTTGAGCCTTGCCGCGCATGGATGGGGAAGCCACAAAAGGGCCCTGTCACCAAGGGCGTCGGCCGCCGCTTTTCCGACGGCGACAACGACGGCGTTCGGCCACTGCTCCAGTTCCTGCAACATATACGATTTCCATGGCCTTGTCTGCTCGGTCCCTAGCTCGTGGGGGAAGATTCGAGGAAGGACCGGGCAGGCAAAGCCAACAGCAATTTCTGATTTCGTTACGCCCAACGGAGTCAAATAGTGCTCGATAAACAACACGCCGTCTGGGCCGACAAGGGGCTCTCGCCTTGCAAGCTCAAGCTCGCTTGGCGCGCCGCTCACAAAAACAATCGGGGCGTCTTTTGGTCCGATGAACGGGACCTTCGTCGCGTGCTTTTTTGCGTCATATACTTGTTCAACCGATTTCTTTACGACATCGATCTTGGAGGGAAGGACGGACGCCGAGCCTCGTTCAATCATCAGCCCGCCTGACAGATCCGTCGTCAATTCGACAATATCGCCGGGAGCAATGTCAATTTCACTCATTGCGACCATGTCAATAAGGTCTTCTCCGTCCAACGGCCGCACGACGGCCTCTCCGGATTCGGAACACTCCTCGACAACAACGGTTGCCGGGGACTCCTGATCCCGCGCCTTTCCGGCTGCCTCTTTTGCCTCCGTCAACGGATCCGCCTGCCCCAATGGGAACATCGTGTCCGCGTTGTTTACCGACAGCGCGATCGCGTCGAAATAGACGTCCTGAATCTTGGATCTCAGATCTATCTGCTTTCCAGGATCGATATATGCCAGGGTCAAATGAGGCAAGAAATCGTGTTCGGTGCAAACCTCAATATCCCGATCCTTGAGTGCATCAATCAATTTTGCCCGCAATGCCGTAAGGCCGGGGACATCGACAAGCCGCACAAGAACGTCTTTTCCATCCGAGGTTTCCGTTGCCGAAAAGCGGCCTATGCCGGACAATACGCCCCGAAGAATCGGGCTCGTTGCGATTCGACTAAGGGCGTCCGCGGCGGCCATCAGCCCGTCCGGGGCCACGGCGCTCATCCGTCCAAGGTATGCAAGCGTCACATGCAGTTGTTCCGGCGGCTCTCCGCCTTCGATTGCGATGTCTTTTGCCGTCGCCTGCGGAAGCCTCAAGGCGACCATGACGCCGGGATCTTCCGATCTGTCCTTCTTTTCAATCCGGCGCAGCTTTGTGTAATACTCCGGATCCTCCGTCAAATGATCAAGGGCAATTTCACGAGCCGCGTTTGGATCGTTTGTGTGCTCCTGTTCTACTTCGATGCCTATTTTTAGCTGTTTTGGATCGACGTCTTCTGGCTTTGTTTTGTCCCCGATTCCGCCGATCAGGATGTTCTTTTTTTCAACGGCCCGGCCCCGTCTCGTTGTCGGAATATGGACGTCGCCAGGATCGGGCTCGCTTTTTTTGACGCCTCTTCCAATAATCGCCATGCGTCGGGCTTTTTCAGACCAAAAGAGCTGTGCCAGATATTCTCCGCCCGTGTTGATATCGAGCCGGGTATCCGCCGCGAGCGTCAATTCTGATTTATCTGCCGCATCGTCAAGCTCGGCTTCGGTGAGATATTGAGGACCCAGCAACAGGCCTTTTTCAACAGTACGAACCCGGCCCGACGCCAATCCTCCGGCCCTACATCTTGCGGCCTGGTGAATTGTCGCAAAGTCCCTGTGGGACAGTTTCGTTTTTGCTTCCGACAATGCGATTTCGAGATAGTCGGCGGTCCGCTCGCCGTGCTTTCGTTTGAATTTCTTTGCGACGCCCGCGACGTCTTTTGTCGAGGGGGTCGGCTTTCCTTCCTCATGGCAAGACGCACGAAGGACGGAATGCGCTATCGCAACGGCCTGATCCCGCGGCCTGCCGGCCTTTATCTCGGCCGCGATGTTGGCCTGTAAGGCCTCCAGACTGCAAGAGCTTTGAAGAGGCACATGGCCTCCCGTTTAGTTGTTGGCCCAAATCCCGGAGCATCCGGTTACATACCAGTCCGTCCCGCCTGCGAGCCTAATCATGTCGCCCTTGTTGCCGCCGATTTTTGTAAGGCCAATATCCGCATCGTCCGTGCCGGAAAAGGTGACAATAGATGCCGCAAGGGTGCATGTCCCGAAGATTCCGTCGGCCGAGTTCGGGCTGATGTCCACAAGGGCGCCGTCGTCGGCCCCCACATATACAAACGTGTATTCACAGCCTGAGATCACCGCAGGAAGGGTTATGCTGTTCGTGTCGATTCCTGCCGTCACAAGCATTGTTTTTCCGCAGTCGCTTGCGTCCAAAGTCACGGCTCCTGTCACATTCACAACATCGCTTTTCCTGCCCGCCTTAAATGTGACGACTTCTGCGTTGTCGGTTGTGTCGATCCTGATTGCATCCGACAGGCCCGTCGAGCCGATCACCAATGCCGTTGCGCTTGCGTCAGGGACAACTATTGAGCTTGAGGCCGCGCCAAACGTCAAGGCGCCCGCGCCCCCGTTCAACGTCAGATCCCCTGTGATGGCCGTCGCCGGGGTCAATGCGAATGTCGCGGAGGTCGTGCTTGAAATGGTCACGAGGTTGCCCGTAAACGCGAACTTGATGTCCTCGCTGTTTTCGCTAAGGATCAGCGAATCGTTTGTGTCGTTTGAAATCCATCCGCCGTTGGTGTTGAACTTCAAGATTGTCGGAGCAAGCCCGATCGACCATGCGCTCGCGCTGCGAAGCCAGTATGTGTTCGTGTCGGTGGCGTAGTCCAAGGTCCCGTCGGCGGGGGAGGACGCCAAGACCGTCGCCTCAAGGGCGATGACATGCGGGTCCGCCGTGTCGGCAATGACAGCCCACGAGCTGCCGGTTCGCATATAGAACACGTTTGAATCTTGTGCGTATCCAACCGCGCCTTCTGTCGGTGTCGTTGCAAGAAGTTCGGCGGCGGTCGCATATTGAAGGGGATAAGTCAGCTCCAGCCAGGCGTACGGAACATCCCGGCTCGGGATGTGCGCGTAGTTTGTCAAAATGTTCATAAGCCTTTGCTTTGCAACCGCCTGCGTTTCGGCGTTCGCAAACGACGGAACAAGAGCCATCAAAACAACAAAAAGGATCTTCTTCATTTGTCTTCTCCCTTGAAGGTGGGTTCAACGTAAGCGAAAGGATGCCGTCTCGTCAACTAATTGGTGCAAGCGTGTCGACACGAAGCCAATTTGTGCCGTTTGAAAACGCCACAACGGGCTGCCCGGCGGCTCCGTTCGATACATAAATTGCGCATCCGATATAGGAGGCGGGAGAAACGGACGCGGCTTCGGCAACCGTGTAGACAGGAAGCTGCCGTTTTTGGACAGGCGCACGATCGAAATCGCAACGGCCTCCACAAGCGCAAGCAAAGCAGCAATCTTTTCCGCCTCCGGCTGCGGCTCTGAAAACAAGGCGGATATGACGGGCGTCGCGCCCACCTTTGCGCCGTATCGAACAACTTGTTCGATTTCGACCTTGGCTGCCTCGCTGCGGTTTGCGTCGTCCTGCTGAACGGAAAGATAGGCCATTGTCTACTCCTCGCCCTCGACCGAGAGCGTGCATGTGCATCGTCAATTTGGATGTGCGAGCGGAGTGTCGACGGATTCCCCATTGGGGAGAACGAAGGGCTCGTCGAGCCCGACATCGACACCGTCCATGTCCTCGCATATCTCACATAAGCGATCCGACGACGGGGCGCTCACCCATTTGCGCCTTGCCGTCTCCGGGATCTCGCCGTCGTCCCGTGCCTGTAGCCACTCGTCCCTTCTGCCGTTCTCGACAGCAAAATGATTCTCCGTCCTGGCTACCATCTCGGTCCTGTAGCTCAACTGCCTTAGTGCGTAGCGATCCGCCCTGGCATCGGCCGTGCCCTCGTCCCCCGTTTCTTCATAGGTCTGTTGCCAGTGATTTTGGACGGCCTCTTCTTGTCTTGACGTGAGTCCTATCGCCCTTTTCAGGTGCGCCGCCATCTCCTCCGGGCGCGCCCCGCGGGCGTATCCGCGCCGCACGATGTCGCGGACAAGATCATGCTGCTCCTTTGACAGCTCAACGGCCTTTTCCCCCGCGCGGTTCTTGATCCATTTCTTGGAATATGGATTGAGCGCCACTCGAATCTCCGGCGCCCTTTCGATTGCCTTCCTTACGCGGGCCGCCTTTCCGGCCTCCGCCGATATTCTTTCATAGGCGTTCGACAGCTCGGCATGGAACACAGCCCAGGCGCCCTGGGGATCCCTCGGATGAAATTGAGGAAGCTCGGCCGCAACAGCCTCCGGGCTCGCGCCCTTCTTGAGAAGATCAAGCATCCTGCCTGTGAAAAGCGACCGCGCCAGCTTTGCAAGCGGCCGTCGAAGCGACAGCGGGGAGGCGTCCTTTTTCATGGGCTGCTAGGATCTTTCCTTGGAGCGGGGAGGTGTTTTAACGGCGCTGGCCAGGCCGTCAACCCATATCCGTCGCGGCTTCCAACGATCATAGAGGGGAGCGATCTTCTTTTTGCGGTTTTTCCAGACGCGCCCCCATCCCTCGAGATATTCCACCGTCACGGGCTTTGTCCGTATGTCACTCATTTCCCGCCCCAAAGCCGAGCGCCATCTGCTGTGCTTTTTTGGGAGGTATCGGTTTTGGTTTTGCTTGTGGGGGCTCCGGCGCCTCAAGAAACTCGGCGGCGTGCGCCTCGTCCATCCCGAGCCGGGCCGCAAGCAGTTTAGTCGCCGCTTTCGGGCCCATCTTCCCCCCGGACACGGCCTCGTTGACGGCAAGAATGGCTTTTGCTTGGTCGTCGCTCAAAAGGCCGGCCGTCAAATCCTTGCCCTCGGACGGCGTCGGCTTTGTCAGGTCGCTGTAGATCGCAAGATCCTCTTCATCCGGCTTCGGGAGATCCGCAATCTCAAGTACGCGATCTTCGAGGTTCTTGTTCGGGCTCAGAAGCCCGGCTTGCCCGAGCTTCAACAGGAACGTGCCGAGCGCGTCAAGATCCGGCCGGTCAAGCTTGCCGTGCCTGAACTCGGGCCAAATGTCGCGTGGGACGTTGTTAAGCCGCATCAGCTTCGGGATAAGGCTGCGGTTCAGCGTCGTTTCGATTATGTCCATGTAGTGCGTGATGCCCAACAAGAACAGATTGGTCTTGCCCTCGAAAAGGCTTTGGGTTCCGACTTTGGATTGTCCTACCTGCAAAAAGTCGGCGCCGAACGCCTGCATGATTTGCACGTTGTATCGCTGGATCGCCGACGACGTGTCGATCGTGCGCTTGCCTCCCGTCGAAAGAAGCGAGAACTTGAAGCCGCTTTCGGATCCGTCCGCGTTCTTTGAGCTTGGGAAGATCGCCCCGTAGCGCTCGTCGACCTGGATCTGTTGCAGGATCGTCTGAAGCCTTGCGTAGAGCTGCTTATATTCCGTGCTTGCGCTTGCAAGCATAAGCTCCTTGGGGACCTCCATGACCGGCATTCCGACAAGATCCTTGGACCAGCCTATGGCCTCGAGCTCTTCCATGCGTTTTACAAAGTGATAGGTCCGGGTAACCGGCCGCAAAAGACTGTAACCTTCGGGGTTGCTTTTGAACTTGCGCGTCACAAAATGCAGGGACTTTTCAATCGGAATAAACACGGGGCCCCGCCCAAGCGCGTTCCATGTGTCGAGTTGCACGATGCCCCGGAGATCCCCATCACGCGTGAACCCCCATTGCCAAAGCGTGTCCTGCGACCGCATCTCGATCTTACGAAGACCCCATAGGCCATCCTTGAACTCGCTGTTTGTCGTCGGATCGTCGGTCTCGCCTTTACGCAGCTTGTAACAGATCTCAAACCAAGCCCACCCAAAGATCAAGAACGACATGATCTCCGAGATGAAATCCGGCCATGTGTGGTCCATGTCGACAAGGCACGATTCGACAAATTCCTTTTGGCGCACGGTTTCCGGCCTGTCGTCCTTCGTGTCGATTGTCCATTTGCACTGCCGAAGGATCGCTTGGATTATGAACATGATCGCGCCGATGACGGCCGACGTATCCCACATCTCCCTGTAGTATTGCACGCCGGGCTGCCCGCGCAGTCGCGAAAGAAACTCTTCGTTCAAGAAACCGGACGCGTGCCGGAGGCCCGTGGTGCCTATCTGGTATTCGGGCGGAATCTCTTGCTGTGCCCATCTGCCCACCGCGGCAAGCTCGGGTTCGTGGCGCCTGGCCTCGTCGGGTCGCGCCAATGCGTCGGGAAAATCAGTAACGGGGTTGCTTCCGTAGGTGCCCATCGCTCCGTCTCCAATCGACTTGCGCAACTCTTCGACCGAGCGCGGCGTTCAACAATCTGTAGCACAACAGGTCATTCGTTACCATACGACAAACGGGGATCCCTTGCAGATTCCCCGAAAGAGGACCAATACGACGGCGCATAGCCCGTCTCAAGATCGATCTTCATTCCGGTTATCGGATGGGACTTGCACACGCGCAAAAAACCTAGGCTCGACGCGTCGACCTGATCCTTGAACCGCCCCTCGGGGAAGGCCTCAAGCTCATCAAGATATGCGTCGTTCCATTCGGCCCTTACCATAAGGACGTTTCCGGCCTCGGCCTGCGCGCTCATCGGCTTTGCGTAGGTTTCTTTGTCCTCTCGGGCGGGCTCGCCATGGACGGAAAAGCCTTGGAGTATGTTCCGCACAAAATTGTCGACGTCCGCCTTTCCCGCCTGCCCGGGATCCTGCCAGATCCACACCTCGGTTCCGCGGCCGTCCGCCTCCGCCGTCGCCTTTATCTCTTTTTCGACGGCATGCGGAGATCCCCGAAACCGGCGCACATGCTCGATGCAGATCGCCCCGTCGCGCTTGCGGCTCATCTTCACTCCGACCGTCCACGCCGGGCCCTTGTCGTCCGCGCCGTCGGAGAAGGTCCCCGCCTTGTCCCAGGCCCGGACACGAATCTCGACGTCCTCCGGCGGCCTGTCGACGAATTTGATCCAGTCCCTTCGATAGTATTGCCCCGCACCGGGCAGGGCCTTCCAGTTCCCGTCAAGAAAACGCACCCGATCCACAAGAGGCAGCGCCATAAGCCGCGCCCTGTATCCCGGATCCGCCCGCTCGAGGATCTTGTTTTCGTCGAGCCTCCCGGCAATGAACGTCAACGACAGAGGCTCCTTTTGCGTCGCGTCTGGGAAGCGCCGTAGCAGCTCCGTCCTTGTGTCGCCCCAGTGCAAAGAGTCGTCGCGCCGCAGAAACCACCGGATCTTTCCGTTCCTTTCAGGTATTGGCAGGCCCGTCCTCTCATCTATCCACCAGGCCACGAGCTTTGCGACCCACGACCTGGGATCCGGGTTGCATCCGGCCCGGATGTACGGCCGAACGCCGCACATGGATCGGTTGCGGGAAAGCATGAACCAAAACTGATATTCCTCGAACGTCGTCAGCTCATCGTAGAAAACCGCCGTGTATTGCTTCGATTGGTGCGACCACACGTCCTGCTTGTATTGCAGATGGGAGAATGCGATGCGCGCCCCGGAGGGAAACCGCCACTCAAGGCCCTGCGTACGCCGCCCTTGCATGTGGGGATATAGGCGGCAGCTCTCGTCCCATATCCCGCCCCCGCCACGGATCTCCGTGCTTACCCGCCGGAACACGATGGCATTGAAACCCTGCACCCCGGAATAGCGCAACGGGTCGTATACAAGGGCGAACGACTTTCCGCATCCCGCGGCGCCACCCCCGATTGCTATCGTCGCCTTTGTCGAAAGGAACCTCTCTTGAAAGCCGTCCTGCGGCCTTATCCTGAACTCGCTCACGTCCGGCCCTTCGGCTTGTTTCCATTCTTGGGCCAATACATAACGACCTGCGCGCCCCCCGGGGCTATCGGAACGACGGTGCCCGTGCCCTCGATTATGTCGCTAGGCTGGTCGCGGTTCAGGCGCTCAAGTTTCGTCCCGGCCTCGATCATGCGGACAAGATCCCGCATCTTCAGGAACGGGGCGCGCTTGATCCCGGCCATCTCTGCCTGCGCGTCGAGGCTTTTTACGGTGTCAACAAGGGCTTTCAGCTCCGAACCCGCGGCCGTCTGCATGCCAAGGGCGATGTTGATCTGCCGCTCGCGCATCTTGACCAGAGCGTCCGCCTCGGCCTCGCGAACACGGCGGTCAAGCTCGTTGTCCCAGGCCAGGGCCCGATCTACCCATTTCCATCGCTGCGAGGTAGACCCGAAAGAGTCCGCTTTTTTGCCGAGCGCGATCCCCACCGCCTCAACCGACCTGTTAGACATGTCTCGGTAGACGACGAAGCCCTCAAAATCCACGAGGCGTTCCTTGGGTTGTCTCTCCCACGGCGCAGAACTAATCTCTCGGATGCGACTGTTTTTTGTGCGGCCGCCGTCGGATTGTCGTTGATCTCGTGCTCCCATATCTCAATCGCCTTCCATCCCATGATCCTTAACGTCGCCAAGACCGCCCTGTCCCGCCTTCGCGTCCGCTGAATCTTCGCCACCCACCAGGCCGTTCGGGTTTTTGGCGGCCTGAAATGCAGGGGGCAGCCGTGCCAAAAGCAGCCCTGCACCAATACTGCCACACGGCGATGGTCCAACACAACGTCGGGCGTGCCGGGCAGATCCTTGGCGTGGACGCGGAAGGGCTCTTGGAGATGTTGAAGGGCTTGACATAAGAGCAGCTCGGGGGAGGTGTTGCGGGAGCGGATATGGGACAAAACACCCTGAGCCTCATCCCTCATTGCTCGGAACACCCTGCGGCCATGCAATATCGACATTACCGCAAGCCGCTGTTGCTTTTCTAGCGTCCCCTTTCACGAACACCAAAACATTTTGATGAGTTTTCCCTATCTTTCTGGAAACCTCAAACGGGCGTCCCGCGCGTATAGGCAACGACCCGACAGCGGTAACTAAAACAGCATCGTTCCACAAACGCAGTCCCGCCGCCTCGAATGCTGAATATGTTACTGACGGAAGTCCTCTGTAGAAACCATTCGGATCCCGAACATCCCCCACAACAAAACACGCAAAACGATCCGACAACAATCGAGAACATGCGTCGTGTATTATTTGTTTATACGCTTTAACAAAAGCATCCCATGACATAGTTGACAAATCTCTTGGATCATCCCCATACACCTCCAAGTCAAAATAAGGCGGGCACGAAAATACCAGATCAAATTCTGGTTCTTCTTCTCCTCTAAGTATCTCTAAGCTGCTTCCTACCTCCCAACACGGCATCTTCATCAAGTTCATGTTCTGTGCTTGCTTCCTGTTCTCTTCGATTTGTCTAATTGATAAATCAATACCTGTGTACCCCCGTCCCAACACCGAAGCCACCACTCCTCGCACACTTCCCCCAGCGAACGGATCAAGGATCTTTCCCTCCGGGGGACAGAACCAACGGCAGATCAGCGCCGAGCGTCCAAAACTGAAAAGGGAGGCACCAAGAACCGATCAGTCATCGAGGCCTTGGGAATCTGTCCGATCTCTCGCGTATGTGCCTTGACATCGATCAGGTGCTTGAACGTCTTCTCATTGCTCAAAAACGCCGACAACACCTTTTCATCAAAACCCGAAACCTCCAGCTCCTCAAACCCAACCGCTTGCAGTTCTGCCAGCGTTTTCGTCAGGTTCTCTTCGTTCCATGTCGCCAGCTCCGCCGTCCGGTTCAAGGCGATCGCTAAAGCCATGCACTCCTGATCGTTGCCCTCGTACAAGGCGCATTTCGCCTCGGTCCAACCCAGCTCCCGCATGGCCTCGAACGTCCCGTTGCCGGCGACGATCTGCGAGTCCTTCTCCCGCACCAAGATCGGCAAGACCTGTCCAAAGCGTTTCAACGACGCCTTTATCGCGTCGATGTTTTGTCTCGGGTGCGCTCTTGCGTTCTTCGGATCCGGCACCAAGGCGTCAAGCGGAACGGCCATGATCTCCATGCTCATCTCCCGTGCATCTCGACCGGTTCCGGTTCAAGCCAGTCGGCCGGCATGATTCTTCCCCGTGTCGCCCTTTCGATCGCAACTGCAGTCCGTAACGTCGCCCCGCGGTAGCC